TTTCTGACAGTTAGTCTCAGAACAGTTAGTATCACTTAGCAGTCTTATAACACGGGGGTTGACAACAGCGATCCTCCGTGATATGATGAGGGGTGATATCACAGTTGTTTTGTTTTATGGGGGCGTATATAAAAACCGCATACTACCCTAACCTACAGAGGTGACATTTCGACTTAGATATATAAAACAAAAATATTTTTCCGCGCCCAAAAAAAATTCCCGGAGGTAAAAAACCAATGGAAAAGGTTTATCACATTTATGTAAAAGAAGAGTGTATATACAACAATCTAAGTGAGTTACAATTTAATCAAACATGGAATGCCCTCAACGGTATGGTTGGTCTAATGAAGACTGATTATACCTTTGAGGATTTATCATATGAGGAAGTAATTCGGCACCATGGAGGTTGTAGTACGGGTTCTTCTACAGAACCTCTAGGAGACGAATCATATTGACAGACTACATAATCACTGATATAATTGAACTGAAGTAATTTCAAAAACATGGCAAAAGGATTTACTGTAAAAGCAAATGCACCCAAGAAGACTCAGACACCTGAGTGGGACATTGCAGCGATTAAGGAAAGGATGAAAGGAAAGACGATTGTATTTTGTCTTCCTGGACGAGGATGTTCTTTTATCTTCTTAAAGAACTTCGTACAACTGTGCTTTGACATGGTACAGAATGGTATGAGTATTCAGATCAGTCAAGACTACTCATCAATGGTTAACTTTGCACGTTGTAAGTGTTTAGGTGCAAATGTCCTACGTGGTCCTAAGCAGATTCCTTGGGATGGAAAGTTACAATATGATTATCAACTGTGGATTGACTCAGATATCGTATTCGATACAAATAAGTTTTGGCAACTCTGCGATCTTGCTGTTCCTGCAGAAGGTGCAGAGAAGGAAATTACTTCTGGATGGTATGCCACTGAAGATGGACACACAACTTCAGTTGCTCACTGGTTAGAAGAAGAAGAGTTCCGCACTAATGGTGGAGTGATGAATCACGAAACTGTCGATTCCATTCAGAAGCGTAAGAAACCATTTACAGTTGATTACACTGGATTTGGATGGGTATTAGTGAAGAAGGGAGTCTTTGAGAATCTAGAATATCCTTGGTTTGCTCCTAAGATGCAAGTCTTTGAGAGTGGGAATGTACAGGACATGTGTGGTGAGGATGTCTCATTCTGTCTTGATGCAAAGGAAGCTGGATTTGATATCTGGTGCGATCCTCGTATCAGAGTTGGTCACGAAAAAACTCGCGTAATCTAAGAGGTACTCAGTTATGATGATGAAAGGCGGTACTTACGTTAAAGGTAAGCCGAAAAAAACTCGTCAAGGTAAGTCACAATATACCTTACTATCCGCGACTTCTCGCAACAAAGCAAAAAAGCGTTATCGTGGGCAGGGTAAATAGAGCAGATACATTAATACATAATGGCTGCTCTTATTTGCAACCTCCCCTCGGTAGAGGTCTGGGTACGTAAAGAATATTTGACTGATCACCAAAGTGGTCATGGTGAATATGTGAAAGGCGTCTGGGTATCGTGTAAGTCGATACCTGGGCGCACTTTTTATTTTGAAACATATTTACCTGAATATGCTGCAATGTACGATAAACTACCGATTAGTGCATTTGTTTCATCACCTGAAACACCAAGTCCTGATATGAATCTACCCAACCTACAGTTTTGGAACTGTATGGACTATGGTGTAGTTTCCATTACAAAACAATTCATTGGTTCTATGGACTATGAATTGTATACTCGCGACTTTGGTATTCAAAAAGGTACATATATTTGTACTATAGATAACTACCATCAAGATCCTGAAGTAGTTGACTATGCTACAAGTGAAAATCCCGCAGAGCATAAGTCACATAATCTAATTGAACTAGAGAATGGGCAATATGCACTGTATCCAAACAATAGAATGCGTATCTTTGATAACAGTTTGACACCTGTCGAACCAAAAATGCCTGACTTTAAGGTATCAACTCAATATTATCAAGTTGAAAATGGATTTGAGCGTCTCGGTATGGGTCGTGAAGATGAATATTTTTGGAAAACTGCTAAAGAACGTGAAGAATCACCCAACAAAGAGGAAAACACCAATGTCTGATGAACTTTATCCGAATAGAAATAAAGATTTTATGCGTGAAGTATGGGGAACAACGAGTTTAACCTCTGATTATTGGTCATTACCCGTTAAAAAAGTACTTCAAGAGATTGAAAACGACGACTTGACCGCAAAAAAGGACAATTTGGACGTTGAGGGTGAAATTTTTGATCCTAATCCTTAATAAATAAAATATAATCGCTATATTCGTGTGCCGATCCAACGGGTAAGTCAAGGTTTTAAAGATGTAAGCATGACTTTTCAGAGAAACCCTCTGAATGATGATCTTGTAACGCTTAAAAACCAGACTGCAATTGCCCGTTCAGTAAAAAATATCGTATTTACGCAACCTGGAGAGAAATTTTTTGATGAGGACTTTGGTTCTCGCGTCTCCAGGTTTTTATTTGAGAATATTAACCCTGTCACTGCTTCTAATATTAGAGACGAGATAGTTCAATCTATTTTGAACTACGAACCAAGAGTTAAATTGTCAGATGTATTTGTTATTCCAGATTATGACGGAAATATAATGAATGTAGCAATAGTATACAGCATCATTGGTGCCGATATACCACCACAATCATTAGATTTCGTTTTGCAACCAACCAGGTAAAAAATGCCACTATCAAATTTCACTAACCTGGATTTTAATCAGGTTAAAACAACACTTAGAGAATATTTAAAGGAAAATTCTAGTTTTACAGACTATGATTTTGAAGGGTCTAACCTTTCTACAATTCTTGATGTTTTGGCATACAATACCTATATTACTTCATACAATGCAAACATGGTTGCAAATGAAGTTTTCATTGATAGTGCAACTTTAAGAGAAAATGTAGTTTCTTTAGCAAGAAATATTGGGTATACACCAAAATCAAGGAAAGCTGCCCGTGCTACCATCACATTTTTTATTAACACTGGTAATCTTTCACCTACACCATCAACAATTACCCTTCAAAAAGGAGTTGTAGCAAGTTCTTCTAGTTCTTTTGGTTCTCAATCGTTTGTTTTCTCGATTTTAGAGGATGTTACGGTTCCTGTTGTCAATGATACAGCACAATTCAACAATATTCCCATTTATGAAGGTAATTTAGTAAGTTCTAACTTCACTTATAACGCAAGAAACCCAGAACAAAAGTTTATTCTGGATAATGTTGGTATTGATAGTGATTTAATGACGGTTTCTGTTAAACCAAACCAACAATCTTCTAGAAATGTAAAATATAGTATCCAAAACAGTTTATTTGATATTGATGGCGATTCAACAGTTTACTTTATTCAAGAAGTTGACGATGAAAGGTATCAAGTCATTTTTGGAGATGGTATTTTTGGTAAAAAACTTGAAGACTCTAATTTTATCACCGTAAGTTACATCACTTCTAGTGGAGATGCTGCAAATGGAGTCAATAACTTCAAATTCTCAGGAAGACTTCAATATAATCGCAATTCTGCTGATTATGTCGTTACTTCTGGCATTTCCGCACTTACAACAGGTATAACGGCATCTGGAGGTGAGTCAATTGAAGGTGTTGAATCGATTAAAAAGTTTGCACCTCGCATTTATGCCTCTCAAAACAGAGCACTAACTGCAAATGACTATGAAACACTAATTCCAGCAAGAATTTATCCCGAAACTGAGTCAATTTCAGTTTTTGGAGGAGAAGAGTTAGTTCCACCTCAATATGGTAAAGTTTTTATCAGTATAAAACCAAGATTTGGTGATTTCTTGCCAAATCTAATGAAAGAGAATATTAAAGCAAAACTAAAACAATATTCTGTTGCAGGAATTGTACCGGAAATCTTGGATCTGAAATATCTTTATTTGGAAATTGATAGTAAAGTTTATTATAACACAAACTTGGCACCATCGGCAGCTGCAGTGTCTACTATTGTTCAGAATAACGCAAATAAGTATTCTGAATCTTCTGAAATGAATAAGTATGGTGCTAGATTTAAATATAGTAAGTTTTTGAAAATTATTGATGATAGTCATGAAGCAGTGACTTCTAATATCACCACAGTCAAAATGAGAAGAGACTTGAGAGTTGTTACTAATGCTTTTGCAGAATATTCGATTGGATTTGGTAATGAATTCTATATTAAATCAATGAATGGTTACAATATCAAATCTTCAGGATTTAATATAGCGGGTATTAATGAACCGGTGTATTTGGGAGACCTTCCCGACACTAATAGAATAAATGGTACGGTATTTTTGTTTACTGTTCCATCTATTGGTTCTCAATCACCTACCATTGTAAGAAGAAATGCTGGAACTATTAATTATATTTCTGGAGTTGTAACTCTTAATCCTGTTAATATTCTTACAGCAAAGAATAAAGATGGAGTCCAAATTATAGAAGTTGAGGCAACTCCTTTATCCAATGATGTTGTCGGATTACAGGATCTTTATTTGCAACTAGATATAGGGGGTAGCAACGTTGAAATGATTGTTGATGAAATATCCTCCGGGTTAGACCCATCAGCATCAAACTACATTGTATCGCCAAGTTATGTAAACGGTAATCTAGTGAGGGCAGGTGGTAGTACATCTACTACAAGTACCTCACAAGGGACTACAGGCACCACTGGTGGGGCGTTTACTACAAGTGGTACAACAGGTTCAACCTCTTCTACATCAACTACATCTACATCTGGATCCTCAGGATCAAGTTCTTCATACTAAGACGATAAATCCATAAAATGTCAAAAAACAGAGTCCAACTTAACAGTGTTGTTTCTAGTCAACTTCCTCAATATGTTCAGGAAGATTATCCTTTAGTATCCAGTTTTTTAAAGCAGTACTATCTCGGACAAGAGTATCAGAGTGGACCTGTTGATCTAATTCAAAATATTGATGAGTATATTAAATTAGATGAGACGACAAATGTAGTTGAATCTGTCATCCTTCAAGGTGATCTAAGTTTTTATGATAAAACAATTAAAGTAGACCCCTCAGAATCTCCCACAGGTACAATTGGATTTCCAGATTCTTATGGACTACTTAAAATTGACAATGAAATAATCACATATACTGGAAAAACTGATTATTCTTTTACTGGATGTAGAAGAGGATTTGTAGGAATTACCTCATATAAGAGTAATAAGAATAATAATGAACTAATATTTGAAGAAAGTGAATATGATGATCATACTGCAGGTTCAACTATTGAGAACCTGAGTATTTTATTTTTAAAGCAATTTTTACTCAAAACAAAAAATCAACTTCTTCCTGGATTAGAGAATAGAACTTTAACTGAAGATCTTAATCAAAATATTTTTATAAAACAATCTAAAGATTTTTATCTTAGTAAAGGAACTGATCAATCCTATAAAATTTTATTTAAGGCATTATATAATAAGGATGTTTCTGTCATTAGACCATCGGAGTTTTTAGTTACTCCATCTAATGCCAGATATGAAATTGTAAACCAATTGGTTGTAGAACCTATTTCTGGAGACCCAGAAAATTTAGACACGGCAACTTTTTATCAAGATGCATATAAATTTGATAAAGATATTAATAGGGCATATGCTCCAATAACTTCTGTAGAGAAAATTGAAGTTGGATACGGGCAGACTTTCTACAAATTAAATTATGATGGGGGATATAATAGGGATATTGGTGTCGATGGAGTAGAGTATGGTCAGTTTCAAGTAGAACCATCCACGAAAGTTATTGGAGCAGTTTCTTCTGGTGCTACCATTTTTGATGTTGATTCCACTGTTGGGTTTGGAACCACTGGAGAATTATATGTAACTTATAATGATACTACAACTGGTGTTGTATCTTATACCTCCAAATCTTTAACTCAGTTCTTTGGTGTAACAAATTTAAGTGGTATTATTGATGATGCTACTATAGTTGGTATTAATACTTTCTCATATGGTAGATCAAAATTAAATCAAGATGAAATAATAAAGGTAAGAGTATCCTCTGTATATAATTCAGTAAAGTTACCAAAAAATACTAACTCCTTTGTGAAAGGAACCACGGCAAACGTAACTACATATGGAATTTCCGAAAATAATTTTAAAACAGATAAATGGGAATATAATGTATCTCCCCATTACGGTGTAGATAAAGTAGAATTAGTTGATAAATCAGACTTTACATATGCAATTACACTAAAATCTAAACATTATCTTAAAATTGGCAATTCTATTTTTGTAGTTTTAAAAGATAAGACAAAAGTTTCTTCTACAGTAATTAGTATCGACAATGAAAAATCCTGTAAAATACGAGGTCAGGGTTCTTTAGAAAATTCTCAAGTTTCTTCTATACAAAGAAAGATACAAAAAGGATCTTCAAATACTTTCCCAAATATTACTTCTTTTTCAACTGGAGTTGATAATTTATATAAAAATGATGATGGAGAATATATTGTTGCATCTCCATCAATTCCTTCATATAATTCTCAACCAATTGAAGTTACCCCAAGAAAAGTAACTTTCTCTGGAACGTTTATTGGAACTGAACTTGAAATAACTCCAGGCATAGAACATGGATTCTATACTGGTGATGCAGTTTACTATGCTGCGAGTACATCAGATGAAAAATATGTTGATTCCTCAGGAACTGTAAGGACTAGGCAAAAAAGAAATACGGGTCTATTTAATGATGGACTTTATTTTATATCCAGAGTTGATGGATTCACTTTAAAATTTGCAAAGAGTAGAGATGATATTAATAATGGGAATTTTATAGATGTTGAAAGTTCTACAACTGTAAGTGATAGTATTATTCAACCATACACTTCTTTTGAAAAAACATTAAAACCACAAAAACTCTTAAGAAAAATTATTGATCCAAAGAGTCAGGGAGTTAAAAGTAAAACACTGCCAGGAACTACTGGAATATTAATTAACGGTGTTGAAGTTTTAAATTATAAATCGGAAGATGTTGTACGATATGGTGCTATTGAAAGTATTGATATTTTATCGCCATCAAATAATATTGATGTCATAAATCCTCCAAATTTAATTATTAGTGATACCGTTGGGGCCGGGGCAACTGGGCATATTGCAGTATCTGGTTCCTTAAGAGAAATAAGAGTATTAGATGGTGGATTTGATTATCTATCAACACCAACTCTTAAAATTGATGGTGGAAATGGTGCAGGTGCATTTGGCACGGTCAATATGAAAATGATTGACAATTCCCCAGAGTTCTTTGCAGATGAAGCATCTGCAAAAGTATCTTTAACAAATAATACCATTGGGTTTGCAACATATCACAAATTTAGAAATACGGAACAAGTAATATACAAAACTTTTGATGAGGAATGTGTAGTTGGTTTGGATACTAGTGCATTATACTTTATATCGGTATCTGATAATGTATCAGTTAAACTACACCCAACTCAAGCAGATGCCTTATCCGGTATAAACACAGTAAATTTAACTGGATTTGGTATTGGTAAACATGCACTTCAGAGTGTAAATAAAAAATCTATTGTATCTTCTGTTAATATTGTTAATGGTGGAAGTGATTATGAAACGAAAAAAAGAACAGCACATGTAACAGGAATCAATACTTCCTCAAATGTGATCACAATTAAAAATCATGGTTATCAAAATGGGGAGAAAATCAAATATACTGTAGTAGGTTCTGTTGCAGAAGGTCTTACAAACAATACAGAATATTATGTAACCAGTAGAGATACTGATTCTTTTAGACTTTCCGCAGTTGGTGTTAGTTCAGATAAGGAATTTTATTATAGAACTAAGCAGTATGAAGATATTAAATCTGTTGGTTTAGGAACACATGTTTTTAACTATCCAGATATTACCGCAACTTTGATTGGAGAAGTTGGAATATCCTCTGTTGGAACAGAAACTTTTAAAGCAAGTGTTCAACCAATAGTTAGAGGTCAAATTTCATCAGTTCATGTTGAAAATAATGGAGTTGGTTATGGATCTTCAGAAATATTAAATTACGACCGTCAACCAACCATTACGATTAGTAGTGGAAAAAATGCTCAAGTAAAACCAGTTATCAGTAATGGAAGGATTATTCAAGTTATAGTTTTAAATTCTGGGACTGGATATAAATCAACACCAGATCTTAGAATTGCTGGTGTTGGTGTTGGTGCAGTCTTAATACCTATTATTGTAAATGAATCTCTTTCAGAGATTAGAGTTTTAGAACCTGGTGGTGGATATGATAAATCGGATACTACAATTACTGTTGAAACTAATTCTGAAACTGAAAATCAACCAGCGTTCTATTCTAATCTCAAAACTTGGAGAGTAAATATTTTTGAGAAAAATACACCATTCTTTACTAAAGATGATGGTGTAGTATCACCTTCAAATTATGAACTTCAATATTTTCATCTTTATCCCCCCAGAGTTCTAAGAGAAAGTACATATTCTGTCAATTCAGAAGGAGATGTTTTATATGGAGAAAGCGATCTTCGTAAAGTAAGTAGTATAGAAGTTGACTCAGATCAACACTCTCCTATTTTAGGATTTGCTTATGATGGTAATCCAATTTATGGTCCATATGGATATACTACAAAAACTGGTGGTGCAGTAACTCAATTAAAATCTGGATATTCTCTTGATTTAAAATCAGGAAGACCACCACTTTCAATATATCCTGAAGGATTCTTTGTTGAAGATTATACTCACACTAAAACTACTGATGTTTCAACTCTTGACGAAAATAACGGAAGATTTGGAGTAACTCCAGATTATCCTAATGGAACTTACGCATATTATATGACGGTCAATGATTTACAGACCGAAGCATCTGGAGTATTTGAAAAATACAAAAAACCCGTTTTTCCATATATTATAGGAGAAAATTACTACTCTATTCCAGATGAATTTAATTTCAATCCTTCCTCAAATCAAGATGAATTTGATTTTAAAACCAGCGATCTAAGAAGAAACACTAATCCACTGAATTTAATTGAAGAAACTCAGGAATATCCTTATCTGTTCATTCCAAATAAATTTAATCAAACGGCAAAAATAAATGCTGCTTCTCCAGGAACTATTGATTCTATTGGAATTTTGACTGGTGGAAACAATTATAAAGTAAACGAAACTCTAGTATTTAATAATAGTAGGACTAGTGGAGACAGTGCTTACGCTAGAATTCAAAAAATAAAAGGTAAACCAGTTTCTAATATTAGTGTAGCAACTAGTTCTATTGGTGGAGTAGAAATATATCCCAAATCTTCTGGAACGTATGAAGTTGTTTGCGATAATCCTCATGAGTTTCAAAACTTAGATGTAATAAGAATTACTGGACTTTCAACAAATGCTAGTGGTATTGAGGGAACATACACAGTAGGAATCTCTTCTAATGTGCTTCGTCTTGCTGGAGTTGGAACAACCGCAGTTGCAATTGGAACTGAGGGGGTAACTGGATTAGTTACTTACTTTAGTGTAACTGGTGATATTCTTAATACTAAGGTGAATGATGTTTTGGGTATTGGAACAGAGAAAGTAAAGGTACTTAATGTAGACTTTGAAAACTCTAGATTGAGAGTTTTAAGATCGGTTAGTGGAACTGTTTCTGCCGGACACACTATCGGTAAGTTTCTTATTGAGGATTCTAGAAATCTTAATATTAATACGGGTATTACTTCAACATACAAATTTACAAGAAATGAAGAGGTTTACTTTGATCCATCTGAAACCGTTGGATTAGGAACTACTGCTGGAATTGGTATTGGTTCTACACTTTCTTTTGCAAATCCAGGTGCAGGTATCACCCAAAAATTTATTCCAACCAAAACACTTTATTTCAAAAATCATAGTTTTAAAACAGGAGATCAATTAACTTACTCCACAGGAAATGGTGGGACAGGTCTTTATGTTCAAGATGAGACTAATGTTGGTGTAGGAACAACTCTTGCTAGTGGAGACAAAGTATTTGTTGCTAAGGTAGATGATGACCTTATTGGAATTGCGACAATAAGGGTTGGTCTTGGGACCACGGGAACTTTTGTCGGTGTTGCTGCCTCTCATAGAGGGTCTTCAACGTTGTTCTTCAAAGGTGTTGGTGTTGGCAATTCTCATAGTTTTACCACTAATCATACGGTAATAACTGGAGAGATAAAGAAAAACACTGTCACTGTAAATACAACAGAAGCGCATGGAATCAGTCCAAAACATAGAGTAGATGTATTTGTCAATCCCAGAACAAACAATAATATAACTGTAAAATATAATGATCACAATAGAAATGTTGTTTTCAATCCCCTTGGATTTTCTTCTACTGGGATTAACACGTCAACTGGAGCAATTAATATTCCCGATCATAAGTTTAATGGTGGAGAAAAAGTAATTTACAATGTTGGAATTGGTAGTGATGTTTCTGAAGGATTAATCAATGAAAACATTTATTACATTTCTAGAGTAGATGATAATAACTTTAAGTTATCCAATAATTATTATGATGCTACTAAAGACATTCCAGTCACAGTTGGAGTTGCTAGTACTGGATTAACTGGTGGCAATATTAATCCAATTAATCCACCATTATCATTATACAAAGATTCCACAGTCACTTTTGATCTTTCGGATTCTTCTCTTGGATATTCAGTATTGGGATCCAACTATCCTGCATTTGAGTTAAACCTTTACAGAGATAAAGACTGTAAAATTAGTTGGGATAAATCCGATGATAGTAAAATATTTGAATATTCATCCTTAGGTCAAGTTGGTTCTGCCGGTGCAGAATCTATTTTAAGAGTAAGTTCTAATTTACCAGAGAGTCTTTTCTACAAACTTGATTTAGTCTATAATGCAAGTCTACCATCTATTAAATCTGAAATAACGACTGATGATGATGTTATTTCTGGAAGTGAATTAAAAATTGTAAGTAGTGGATATAATGGAAATCATAGACTTATTGTGGGGTCTACGACTTCTTTCTTATATGATTTAAGTGAATTTCCAGAAAGTGTATCTTATGCGTCAACTATCTCTGAAATATTTTATGAAACAGATTGTACTCATACCGAAGGTCCAATCGCCAAAATTGATATCATAAACCCAGGTAGAAATTATTATGCTTTACCAGGAATCTCTACACTTAATAGTGTTTCTGGTGATGGAGCAATTTTAGAAGCACAAAGTTCTACTATTGGCAGTTTGAAATCTGTTTCTATTGAAGATATTGGATTCAATCTTCCTTCCGACAATACTTTAAAACCCAGATTACTTTTTCCACAATCGATTCGTATTGAACCATTAGCAACATTACAATCTGTTGGTATAACTTCTTTTGGGAGAGGATTTTCCATAACACCAAAACTAGTTGTAATCGATGGGAAGACTAAGTTACCTGTAACTGATGTAGATCTTAAGATGACTCTTGGAAGTTCTGAGGTCAAAATCTTAAAGAATACGAATGGGTTATCTAATTTAAGTCCTACAATTATTCCAACACTTACTGATTCTGGAGTAGGAATTAGTACAATTGAATATTTCCCTACAACTAAGGATGCACTGGTAACTTTATCTGTAGGATTTAGCACGGTAAATAGTTTCCCATTTGCAGTTGGCGATAAAGTTCTAGTTGAAAATGTAAGTGTTGGAGTTGGATCGACAGGACAAAACTACAATTCCTCTGGATATGATTATAAGTTATTTGAACTAACTGAGGTCAGTTCTAATCTTGGCGGAATTGGGTCGGTTAGATTCAATATGTCCAATCTTTTTGAAGAAGATGAATTTCCAGGTCAGTTTGATGCTGTAAATTCCACTGCAAGAATAACGGCACAAAAACATTTCCCCCTCTTCCAAAGTAGTTTAGTTCTTAATAATTACATTATAGGAGAAACTGTTGATTCAGAATCTGCAACTGGAGTAGTTGAAGATTGGAACCCTATTACATCTATTGTTAGAGTATCTTCTAACGACAACTTTATAGTTGGAGAAAAAATAACTGGCAAATCATCTAAAGTTGTTAGTATTGCTTCTTCTATAACTTCATTTGAAACTTATCTTGAATATGATGCATCATCAAAAGTTGTTAGAGGATGGCAAAGTGATTCTGGAGAACTTAACTATAACCTTCAAAGACTTCAAGACAATTTTTATTATCAAAAATTCTCATATTCTCTGAAGTCTGAAGTACCATATGATACTTGGAATGACGTTGTATCATCAACCAACCACACTTTAGGATACAAAAAATTCGCAGATTATCAGTTAGAGTCTACAAATTCTAATCAAATGTCAGTTGGACTATCCACTGAACTTGGATCTGTAGATACAGTAAATGATTTGAGTGGATTTGGTAACTTAAATTGCGTTTCTGACTTTGATTTGGTGACAGAAAATAATATTAACTCGGGAACAATATCCGATGAAATGATATTTACCAATAGAATCTTAACGGACTATTTTGAATCTGTCGGAAACAGGGTTCTTTCTATTGATGATATTAGTGGAGAATTTAATAGTGAGCCAAGATTAACTCCATTTAGTGTTGTTAATACATTTAATCTCTCTGATGCAAGAGCATTAAAATATGTTACTTATGTTAGAGATAAGAGATATACTCAGGAAAGACAACTTCTTATTGTGGATTTGGTTCATGATGGCGTAAAAGCATATATGAATCAATATGGAAGAATTGAAACTCAATATGATCAAGGTTCTTTTGACTTCTCTGTTACTGGAACAGATGGTCAACTACTATTCTATCCAACTAAGTCTACTATTAATGATTTTAATGTAACTACATTATCTTATAATATTAGTGGTATTGCAACTGTAGGAACTGGAGTTAGTTATTTTGGCAGCGGTGTTTTAGTAGACACTTCTAATACAGAAGTTACTTCCGGTTCTAGTTCTACGATTGTATCAATAGCAAGCACATATAACTCTGCTAAAGTTTTGGTATCTATTAATCCAGACTCTACGCAGAATGATAAATTTGAGATGGTTGAACTTAATGTTACACATGATGGAACTACAGTAGAGTTGCTTGAATTTGGTCAATTAACTACCGGAGGATTTGACTCTTTCTCTGGTGGTGCAGGACTTGGAACTTACTCTGCGGCAATATCAGGAAGCAATTTGGAAATTGATTTCCATCCTGGAGTGGGTATTGCTACTACATGTTTAGTAAATACCGTTCAAGTTGCATTATCTGAAAATACTTCTGGAATTGGAACAACTAAATTGCAATTTGCTGAAATTGATGGAAGGACAACTAGTATTTCTGCATCTGGAACTCCTGGAGTTACAACTGTCTCTCAATATGGTAATGACTACGACTCTGCATACTTTATAGCGCAAGTTGCTGATACCACTAATGGCAGATATCAGATTTCTGAACTAGTTGTTGTTGATGATTATCTTGACGCGACTAATTCATATGATACTTATTTTACTGAGTATGGTAATATTGAAACTAGTATTGGATTAGGAACGTTTGGAACTAGTATTGATAGTACTGGTACGGTCTCTCTTTTGTTCACTCCAAATGCAAGTATTGCTACAAAAGTAACCGTATTTAAAAATGCAGTTACTCTTGATCAAGACACTACTCTGGGAGTTGCGATTACTTTCAGCAACGCTTCTATTGGTGGAGAATTTGGAACTTATGAAGGAACCGAATCCGATATTAAGAGATCATTTGGATTAACACATGAAACGAATGAGATATTTGAAAGATACTTCACGGGTAATGATAGTTCTGTTGTTAATGTAACCAATAATACTATTACTATTCCAAATCATTTCTTTGTAAGTGGTGAGAAAATTGAATACGTTCACGTTGGAACTGCTTCCTCTGCTGTTGGAATCGCTACAACATCCTTCGTTGGTGCTTCAAATACAACATTCTTACCTGGAGAAAATATCTTTGCAGTTAAGGTTGATGACAACAATATTAAAATTGCTGCTAGTGCTGAAAATGCACTTAAAGAGGTCCCTGAAATAGTAGAACTTGAAAGTGTTGGTATTGGAACTTCTCATAGATTCGTAGCAACTAACCAGAATGCTAAGATTATGGTTGCTATTGATAACCTTATACAATCTCCTATTGTTGCTACTTCAGTAACTACAGGATTGTCCACTAATACAACAATCTTTGAAAACATAGTTAAATTTAGTGGAATAACATCATTCTTTGGATCTGATCTAATCAGGGTTGGTAGTGAGATTATGAAGATTGAAGGTGTTGGTATTGGCAGCACTAATTTCATAAAAGTCCGCAGAGGATGGTTGGGGACTAAAGTTGCTGCTGCTGGAACTCATGATTTAGTTACTAAAATTACAGGAAACTATAATGTTGTAGATAATGTCCTTAATTTTGTAGAAGCACCTTTCGGAAATACTCCCATTGGTTCCACAACTAATCCACCAGATGAAAGAGACTATGTTGGAATTACAACAAGTTCTACTTTCCAAGGAAGAAGTTTTATTAGGTCTGGAATAACTGGCGGGTCCAATGACTCTTATAATAAAAACTATATTTTCGATAATATTAACGACAGTTTTAATGGAGTTACTAATCAGTTTGCTTTACAACAATCTAGTAGCAACATAACGGGAATTACTGACGAAAATGCAATCGTTCTAATTAATGATATTTTCCAAGTTCCTTCTTCGGATAAAGATTATACTTTGTCTGAGAGTTCTGGAATTACTTCTGTAACCTTTAATGGCACTTCTCCACAAACTCCTCTTGGACCTGATGTAGGTATTTCTAGTTTCCCTAAAGGTGGAGTAATTGTATCTGTCGGTTCAACTGAAGGTTTTGGTTATCAACCTCTGGTTGCTGCGGGTGGCACGGCAATTGTATCTTCTGCTGGTACGATTACTTCAGTATCAATTGGTAATAGTGGTTCTGGATATAGATCTGGAATACAGACAAATGTTTCTGTAGGAGTAAAACTACCAGATGTCACGGGATCTACTATTATCCCAGTGGGAATCGCTTCTATTTCTGCAGGTAATATAACTTCAGTAGCTATCACAACTGATAGAGTTTTCTATGCACCTCGTTCCATATCAAACGTTGGATATAATTCCATAACTGGATTGACAACTGTTACAACTTCTACTGCACATGGTTTATCTTTTGGTGAAGAGATTATTGTTTCGGGAATTGCATTTACATGCGATTATAGTGGTTCTGGTCCTGTCAATGTAAGTAATGCCATTTATGATAATATAAGTGGTATCATGACTGTGACCACATCATCTGCTCACAATCTTTCCACTACAGGACAAAAGAGTGACGTTATTCTTACTGGATTAGCATTTACTTGTGGTTTAGACGGCGGATCTTCTACTCACGTTTATCCAAGAACAACTGATCCTGCATATTGTGGTTCTAAAGTAACTTCTGTTCCCAGCACCACAGTATTTGTTATAAACGTTGGAGTTTCTACTGTCCCAACATTCTATCAAAGTGGTGGAGTGGCACAACCTGCTCTTATTGCACCAAGATCTAGTAACAACTCCGCTAGTGGATTTGATCCCGCATCACAGGGATCAACTGTTCTCAAAATTATTGATAGTACTAATTTTGAAATAAACACGGGTATTTCCACTCGCACACATTTCTATGCAAGATGTGGAACGGTTAAAAAACCAATTGATATTGTTATTGATGATCCTGTATCGTATTCCAATATGCGTTTATTCTACAGTTCTTCTTCTGCTGCTGGAGTTGGAACTGAAGCAACTATCGATGTTGTAGTTGGTAATGGTTCTAGCGTTATTGATTTTGAAATTGATAATACTGGATATGGTTATAGAGATGGTGCTATATTAACAGTTGCAATCGGAGGAACAACAGGAATACCAACCACATCATCTTATTATGGAAACGAGTTCCAAGTTACTGTCGATGAAATTGCAGACGATAAGTTTGCAGGTTGGTCTGTAGGAACTTTACAAGTTCTTGATAATATTGAAGATCTCATTGATGGAGCAAGAAAAGATTTCCCATTGAAATTAAACGGAGCAATTACTTCAATTGTTTCTTCTCCAGGTTCAAAAATCGATGTTCAAGATGTATTAATTATTTTTGTAAATGATATTTTACAAGAACCAGGTGCAGGATATGTATTTACAGGGGGAAGCACACTCACCTTTACTGAAGCATTAAAGATTGGTGATATTGTTACCATTATTTTCTATAAAGGAAATGGTGATAGTGATGTTATTTTTAGAGATGTGATCGAAACGGTTAAGAAAGGTGATACGTTACAACTAAAACATATGGCAGGTTCTCAGGCACAAAGTCTTGATGAAGATGAAAGAAGTGTTCTTAATATTCTTTCAACTGGTAATGTTGCAACAAATCCTTACTTTGGACCAGGAAATACTAATGATGTAACTTTAGTAAGACCAGTTACCTGGTGCAGACAAACTGAAGATAAGATTATTGATGGTATTCCAACAGGAAAAGATAGGGAACTTTATGAACCCGTCATTAATCCAACAGCATATATTATTAAAAATGTTGGCGTAGGTTCAACTGCAATATATGTTGATAGTCTGAGACCACTATTTAATCCCCAAAACGAGGCAGCAAACTTACAGTTCCAAGATAAAATTAAATTTGTTGCTCAAGAACCAAAAGTTGGTGCATCTGCAACAGCAGTTATTTCTGGATTCGGGACTATTTCCTCTGTTGTAATATCTGACGGTGGTGTTGGGTATAGCACTGCAACAGTAAGTTTTGGTTACACCTCTGCGTCTAGAGCATTTGGCACAGTGACCATAAGTGCTGGCGGAACTGTCACTGGTGTTGCAATCACCTCTCCTGGAGTTGGTTATACATATACAAGCGTACCTACTGTTCTTATATCTCCTCCAGGACATACCGAAGAAGCATGTAGTGTAAATACTTATTCGGGTGATAATGGTATTATTGTTGGATTTGGAACCACTGCTGGTCCTAAATTTATCTTTGATATTCATATTCCATATGATTCTTTCCTCAGAAACACTGTTGTTGCTGGAACTGCAGTAACAATTACTTCGATTCAGTCAAATGATTACTTCATGATTAAGAAGTCTAACGTTGGTATGGGGAATACATTTGATGGAATATACGAGGTCTCTAGTGTAGAGACATTAGAAAGAGATGTTGTTGGAATATCAACGACAGTCAAGCGATTGTTTGTTGATGCTACCGTTGTTCCTTCGGGATACAGTACTGGAATCACAACTTCTGATACTGGTTTCGGTGACTTTAGTTGGGGAAGAATTGATGTTTCCTCAAGAGATCTCACAAGTTCTTACACTGCATACACTTCTGGTATAACTACTTCAACTAGAGTCATTAGAACAAACTTCTTGAAGTCTAAAAATTATACCGCAAACTCCTAATAAATAAAGAAAAACCTGCGTCAAATGGCTGCTATTATAACGGATCAGATTAGGATATTAAACGCAAAGAATTTTATTGCTGGAGTGAATAATTCCAGCAACTCTTATTATTCTTTTGTTGGTCTACCTAATCCTACAGATTATCAAAGTGATTGGGATAATGATCCTCCTGCACCTAAAGATAATTTCGATCAAGAGAACGATTATTGGGATACAATGATTGCTCTCAAGAAAATCGAAAGTTCTGATGCAAATCAAGTAGTTCCAAAAAGAACATGGAGTTCTGGTACTGCTTATGACATGTATCGTCATGACTATAGTAGAACTAATACGGCAAAGATTTCTGGGTCAACTTCATTATATCTTGCAAATTATTTTGTAATGAATAGTGATTTTAGGGTCTATATTTGCCTACACAATGGAATAGACCCAGACAATCCTACAGGAAAGGCATCTTTGGATGAACCAACTTTCACTGATTTAGAACCAAGAAGTGCGGGAACTAGTGGAGATGGATATATTTGGAAGTATTTGTATACTATTAAACCTAGTCAGGTAGTAAAATTTGAGTCTACCCAATATATGCCCGTTCCGGCAAATTGGGGAACTGCAACTACTAATGCAGCAGTTAGAGATAACTCGATTGATGGTAGTATCAAAATTGCAACTATTACCAATCGTGGAGTTGGTTTAGGAACAGCAAATGCAACTTATACAGGAGTTCCTATTAGAGGAGATGGAACTGGAGCAGAATGTACTATTGTAATCGATGGTAATCAACAAGTAGGGCAAGTAATTGTTTCTAATCAGGGTTCTGGATACACTTATGGAAATATTGATTTGGTTGCTGGTGGAGTTCCTACAGGAACCACTAGACCAACCTTTGATGTAATCATTCCTCCACAAGGAGGACATGGTGCAGATATTTACAGAGAATTGGGAGCATACAATGTTCTTCTCTATTCTAGAATTGAAAATGATAATGAAAATCCAGATTTTATTACCGGAAATCAAATATCTAGAATTGGAGTTGTAGAAAATCCAGATCAGTTTGGTTCATCCTCAAAATTGGAATTGAGTAAAGCATCTGCTGTAAGTGCGCTTAAACTAGTAGGAACTGGATACAGCACTGCAACCTTTACAGCAGATGCATATTTTACCCAAACAGTATCCACAGGATCAACTGCTGTAGGAAGAGTTGTTAGTTACGACCAGACCACTGGGGTTCTTAAATTTTGGCAGGATAGAAGTGTTGCAGGATTTAATACGGTTGGAACAGCACAAACTCAACCCACATATGGATTTGATTTAACAGAATTTACATCAACTCCCGGAACAGGTGGAAGTGTTTCTATCACGCCATCTACTGGTTCAAATTTAAATATAGATGAAAACTTTACTGGTATATCTACGGTAATAAATAATCGTACTTACTATCTTGGTCAGAGTTTTACGAGCGGTGTTGCCAACCCTGAGGTTAAAAAACACTCTGGGAATATTATTTACGTTGACAACAGACCATCTATAACAAGATCGTCAAACCAAAAAGAAGACATAAAAGTTATTTTGCAGTTCTAAAGAATTATGCCTCAACAAACGAATCTCAACGTAGCGCCATATTTTGACGATTTTGATCCCGCTAACGATTACCATAAGGTATTATTCAAACCTGGATATCCTGTTCAGGCAAGAGAGTTAACATCTCTTCAGTCTATACTGCAAAATCAAATTGAAAAATTTGGACAGCACTTTTTTAAAGAAGGTGCTAAAGTAATTCCTGGAAACACTGCATATACTAGATTATATTACGCAATTCAATTAGATAATAATTTTCAAGGGGTTCCTGTATCTGCGTATGTAGATCAGTTAGTCGGAACAAAAATCACTGGAGTTAGATCTGGTGTAACTGCTGTTGTTGATAGTATTATATTACCTGAAGATTCTGAGAATGGAAATATAACCCTTTATATTAATTATTTGGGTTCTAGTACAACAAACAATCAAACCCAAACATTTTTTGATGCAGAAACATTAACTTGCAATGAAGTTATTATTTCGGGATTGCTTGGTAATACGACTATTCCTGTTGGATCTGCTTTTGCGAGCACTATAGCATCTAATGCTGCTGCAACTGGATCTGCTTTTTCTGTAGAGAATGGTGTTTACTTTATTAGGGGTAGTTTTGTTAATGTTAATAGAGAAACTTTAGTTCTTGATCAATATAGCAATACTCCAAGTTATAGGATTGGTTTTTTCGTTGATGAGGAAATCGTTACTGCAGATTTAGATGAATCTCTTAATGATAATTCTCAAGGATTTAATAACTATGCTGCTCCTGGTGCAGACAGACTTAGAGTTAGTGCAAGTTTATTCAAAAAACCTTTAGATGACTTTAATGATGATAATTTTATTCTACTTGCAACTGTAATTAATGGAGTTATCCAAACTGCCACTTTAAAGACAAATCTGGCAGGTGGATATCATAACAAAGACTGGACTGATATTCTGGCAAGAAGAACTTTCGATGAGTCTGGACATTATTATGTAAAACCATTTGATGTTTCTGTTGCAGAGGCACTAAACAATCAAGTTGGAAACAATGGAATATTTAATGCAGGTCAATTTACTCCCGGAGGAGTAACTCCTACTGATAATCTTGCTCTTTACAAACTCTCCCCTGGAAAAGCATATGTAAAAGGGTATGAAATTGAAACTCTTAATACAACATATATTGACGTAGATAAACCAAGAACTACAAAAACTTTAGAAAATCAAAATTTCATTTATAATACAGGTGCAACTTTCAAAATTAATAGTGTTTATAGAGCACCTACAGTTGGAGTTGGTAATACTTTCGTTGTAAGTTTACGAGATCAAAGAGTTGGAGTTAACTCTGAAAGTGCTCCAGGAAAAGAAATTGGTCTTGCAAGAGTATATGACTTTAGACTTGAATCTGGATCTTACAGTGTATCTAATGCAAATACAAATCAGTGGGATTTGTCACTGTATGATGTACAGACAACAACTGAAATTGCTTTAAATCAGTCACACACTCTAACTGTTCCCACTTTTGTAAAAGGAAATTCTAGTGGTGCTACTGGTTTTTTAAGACACCCTGTAAGTGCAGGAACTGCTGTTACTGTATATGATAGTAAGGGAACTTTTGTTGCTAATGAAAGACTCTCTTTTAATGGACTTGAAGATGGAAGAATTGCTATTGCAGTTACTGAAAATAAAATTTCTAACGTAAAATCTGTATATGGTTCTTCAAACACCTTAGATCTTGCTGATGGAATCACTGGAGTTAATACTTTCAGTGCAAATATACTCCAATCCAATAAGTTTACAGTTGGTATTGCTACCATTAGTCCCAAGTCTGGTGGAGTTAGCACGATTACTGCTCCAAATCAACTGTTTCCCGGAACAGTTATCAAAGAAAATGATTTAGTTAGGTATACTGATACTACTCCAGGACTAACTGAGGACCCAATTATCGCCAGAGTTACTGGTGTTGGCACTGCAACTGTTAGTATTGAAGGCGTTGCTACTGTTTCTGGAATTGCAAGTGGATTCTTACCTGCAACGACCTTAAATGTTACGGATCTACAAGTTCTCAACACAGAACTTTCCAAATCTTCTGATAATACTTTATACACTCTTTTACCAAAACCAAACGTATCAGCAGTAGATATTGCTGAATCTGTTATTACTATTAGAAAAACTATTAGTGTTGACATTGCATCTGAACAACTCTCTGTTGCGGCTGAAGCGGGAACTAATGAAACTTTCCTTCCTTTTGATGATGAGAGATATGTTCTTATCAGATCCGATGGAAAAACTGAACAACTTAGTTCAGATAGATTTGAACTATCGTCAGATGGAAAATCTTTACAGATTAGAAATCTTGGAACTGATAATAGTGGAGCAACCCTGATTGCCACTCTAAGAAAGACAAATCCAACGTCTAAAGTAAAAATTAAAGATAGAGTAAAATCTATCATTGTTGATAAATCTAGACTTCAGGGATCTGGAATTGGAACCACTACGCTTAATAATGGTCTTACTTACGGAAACTATCCATATGGAACTAGAGTTGAAGACCAATTAATTTCGCTAAATTCTCCAGACATTATCTCAATTCAAGGAATCTTTGAATCTGCAGATACAAGTACCGCTTCTGCTCCTAAGGTATCCCTTCTTAACATCATTAGTCCTTCTACAACTACATCCGATATGTTAATCGGTGAAAGAATAGTTGGTCAAACTAGTGGTGCTGTAGCAATAGTTGCTGAAATTGTAGATGCATCTACAATTTCTCTTATCTATAAAAATGAATCTGTGCTCATTGAGGGCGAAACTATTGAATTTGATGAGTCTAATATTAATGCTAGAGTTTCTGTTTTAACCACACCTAGTTTCAATATTTCTTCAAACTACACATTCAGAACTGGTCAAGAAGAAACTCTTTATTCTTATGGATCTATAAAAAGAAAAGTAAAGAGCAGCGCACCAGTAAACCAGTTAAAGGTTTACTTTACCTCTGCGTATTTTGATACAACTGATAATGGTGATATTGTAACTGTAGATTCTTATAGAAACTTTGATTATTCTGAAGAAATCAAAACAGTTAATGGATATAGAACCAGTGATATTATTGATTTAAGACCAAGAGTTTCCGAATATAGTGTTGCCGAAAATGTTAGATCTCCATTAGAGTTTGCAGGGAGAGTTTTTAATGGGGCAGGACAATCGGTTCAGCATATTTTAGCGTCTGACGAAGCTATTACTGCTGATGTTGATTATTATCAAGGAAGAATTGATAGAGTTTTCCTCTCCAAAGATGGAAGATTTCAGGTTGTTTATGGAACTCCTTCTGATGATCCGGTAAACCCAAATCCTATTGATGATGCAATTGAAATTTGTACTATAGAATTGCCCCCATATCTCTTTAATGTTAGTGACGCAAAACTAGCATTTAACCAGCATAAGAGATATCGTATGCAGGATATCAAAAGACTTGAAGATAGAATTAGAAGTCTTGAATATTATACTACTCTTTCTTTATTGGAGAAAGAAACTGCAAACTTATTTGTTTCTGATTCTGAAGGTTTAAACAGATTTAAATCAGGATTCTTCGTAGACAATTTCTCTGGATTCCAAACTCAAGATGATAGTTTTGATATTAAGAATTCTCTTGATATAAAGTATAACGAACTTAGACCAAAACATTATACCAATTCGGTTGACATGATTCTTGGTCCTGTTGTTGACAGAGACCCTAATGCAGATTCTAGTGTTGCTGCTATTGAGGGTAACAATGTAAGAAAAGGAGATGATGTCCTAACTCTTGATTATGCTGAAGTTGAATATATTACTCAAGCATTTGCAACTAGAACTGAAAGTGTTACTCCATTCCTTATTAGTTTCTGGAATGGAACCATGGAGTTAACTCCATCAACTGATAGTTGGGTGGATACAACTCGTTTAGAAGCAAAAACTATCGTGCAAGAAGGTGACTATAATGAAACTTTTGATGCACTTGTAGCAAACGGGGAAGTTGACCCTCAAACTGGGTTTGGTCCAATTCTTTGGGATTCTTGGGAAACTAACTGGGGTGGCATTACAGATGAAACTACCACCAGGAGAAGAGTTCTTAATAATGGACCAGACACCATTCATCGTCAAGGACCTGGTAATAGATCCAGACGAAGAACAAACACCAGAACCGTTACTGATCAGGTTATAGAAGAAACTATTGTAAGTAGAGTTCAAAGTGGTGTTCAATCTAGAAATGGTTCTAGAACTATTGTTACTGAACAATTTGATACCAATTCTCTAGGAGACAGAACTATCAGTAGAGATTTGATTGCAAATATGAGATCTAGAAACATTGAATTTGTTTCTAAAAAAATGAAACCCCTTACAAGATTGTATGCATTCTTTGATGGGGTAGATGTTACTAAGTATTGTGTACCCAAACTACTTGAAATTTCCATGAATAGTGGAACATTCCAAGTTGGAGAAACTGTAACTGGATCAATCGTAAGAACAGGTCTTTCTGAAGAATCTAATGAGACTTCTCCTAGAATTACCTTTAGAGTTGCTCAGTCAAATCATAGAGAGGGCGCTTACGATAGCCCAACAAAAACTTTCCGCGAAAATCCTTATACTAATCGTCCACTTGCAAATTCATATTCATCAACATCAACAATTTTAAATGTTGACACTCTTTCTCTTTCGGAACAACCCCAAGGTAGTTATTTTGGGCATGTTCAGACAGGAATGACGTTTGTTGGAGAAACAAGTGGAGCACAAGCCACCTTAGATGATGTAAGACTCATTGCTGATTTGTCATCTACTATTATTGGTAGCCTTTTCATTGCTGATCCAAATAATGTCAACTTCCCTAAATTTGAAACAGGAACAAAAACATTTACTCTAGTAAATGATATTGATAACAATCAGGATTTAGCATCTACTATTGCAGAAGAAGCATTTACTTCTACTGGTACTTTAGAAACTGTTCAAGAAAATATCCTTTCTATTAGAAACGCAAGGATAGAACAAAGAAGAGAATTCCAAGATAGAAACGTGGAGCAAACTCTTGGTACACAAGTAGTTAACTCTAATGTAGTCAGTACGCAACAAAGAACTCAAACAATCATTACTTGGTATGACCCACTTGCACAATCTTTCTTAGTTGAAGACGAAACTGGTTGCTTCTTAACCAGTTGTGATGTGTTCTTCAGAACAGTTGATGATTTGGATGTCCCAGTTGTTTTCCAACTGAGATCTATGGACAATGGTCTCCCAACCACTAAAATTCTTCCTGGTTCTGAGATTGTTTTAGACCCATCTGATATTGAAACTTCTTCTGACGGATCTATTGCTACAAACGTTCAATTTAAATCACCTGTTTATGTTGAAGGTGGTAAAGAATATGCGATATGTTTAGCATCCAACTCTACTAAGTATACTGTATATATTTCTAGAATTGGTGAAAATGATTTATTAACTGACACGTTTATCTCCAACCAACCATATCTTGGTTCACTATTCAAATCTCAAAACAATACCACTTGGGAACCAAGTCAGTGGGAAGATCTTAAATTTACTTTGTATAGAGCAGATTTCATAGAAAGTGGAAGTGTTGAGTTCTACAGTCCAGAACTCACGCAAGGAAATGCTCAGATTGCTAAGTTACTTCCCGATCCTATTTCAATCTCATCTAAAAAAATCAGAGTTGGTCTGGGAACAACTGTTGGAGACTCTGGATATCAAATTGGAAATACATTCTTCCAAGATGGAACCAACGCTACAGGAGACCTTGTAGGCACTGCTGGATCCGTGACAGGGACTCTTAGCGTATCTAACCCTGGTATAGGTTATACGCCTGCTGATGGTTCTCATACGTTCGCTGGGGTCAACCTCATCACACTGACGGGTAGTGGTAGAGGTGCAACTGCAGAAATTAGTGTCCTTAATGGTGGTATCGTTGCTTCTGGAGCAACCATTACTGCGGGAGGTTCTGGTTATGTAGTTGGAGATGTCCTTGGAATTTCTACTATCGGCATTGCTACTATCGGTAGAGACGCCAAACTCACTATAACTGGAATAGGAGTTACAAACGAACTTATTCTTGATAATGTTCAAGGTAATTTTGTTGTTGGTGGTGGTAAGTCAATGAACTACTTCGATAGTGTTGGAGTTGCCAAGACATTAAATAACGATCTTCCAGGTGCTCCAGGAGGAGATGTTCAAATTGCATCTATTGTTACTATTAACGATGGTCTGCACATGAATATTAGTCATCAAAACCATGGAATGTATTTCACTGAAAATGATGTTAGACTTTCTGGAGTAAAACCTGACATCAAACCAACAACGCTCTCTGTAGCGTATCCATCAGACTCTACATCAGGTCTCACGGTTGGACTTGGTGCAACATTTGCTACATTTGAAAATGTTGGAGTTGGAACAACTAACTCAGGTCTACTTCTTATTGGTGATGAAATAATCACATACACTAATGTAACTGGAAATACTATTGGTGGAAATATTGTAAGAGGTCGTAATCCAAAATCGTATCCAGCAGGAACTCCTGTATTTAAATATGAATTGTCTGGTGTAAGTCTTGACAGAATTAACAAGACGCATTCTCTAGCAGATGTAACGGAATCTGATCCATTCACATTCGATTCTTATAAAATTAAACTCGACGTGAGTGGGAACACTGGAACTGCTAGAAATACTGATGTTGGATTCCCTCAGTTATTCCTCAATCGCTCTAAATCCACAGGTGGTACAAAGGTTAGAGCAACTCAGAATATGCCATTTGAACTGATTACTCCTAATGTACATAATATGACAGTCCCTGGAACAACTATTAATGCTGAACTAAGGACTACTACATCTACGAGTTTCAGTGGAACAGAAGTTCCTTTCTTAAATGCAGGATTTAGTGATATCATTATCAATCAGAAGAATTATTTTGATTCTCCAAGAATGATTGCATCTAAAATTAATGAAGATGCAAACTTAACTACAGTTCCTGGGTCTAAATCAATGAACATGAGGATGTTCTTGAACACTGTTGATACAAGACTTACCCCTGTCATTGATACTCAGAGAGTAAGTGCTGTACTTACATCAAACAGAGTAAATAATGTTGTTACAAACTATGCAACTGATTCTAGAGTAGATAGTATTGAAGAAGATCCCACAGCATGTCAATATATTTCTAAAGAAATTGTATTAGAAAATTCAGCATCTTCTATCAAGATTATACTTTCTGCTCATATCAATATTGATGCGGACATCAGAGCATTCTACTCTGTAGCAAACGAACCTGGATTTGAACCAACCTTCTCACCATTCCCAGGTTATTCTAACCTTAATACTAGAGGTCAGGTAATTGCTCCGCAAAATAATAACGGTCAACCAGATGTATTCATAGTTAAGTCCAATACTCTGGCTCATGATTCTGCTCTCGTAGATTATAGAGAATATACATTCTCTATCGATAATTTACCTTCGTTTAAAACTTACAGAGTAAAACTAAATCTAACATCCAATAATCAGTGTTATGTTCCTAGAATTAAGGACTTGAGGGTAATAGCTTTAGCATAATATGGATTTCTACGAACTGGACGGAAATAAGGATCTCGCAAGAGATCCTGAAACCAATGCAATTATTAATGTAAATGGTTTAGATTATTCTCAGTATCTTTCCACTAAAAGTGTTAAGAATGAAAAGAATCAAAAAGTACATACAATGGAGCAAGACCTTGCTAATGTAAAAGGTGAACTTGACGAGATTAAATCTTTACTAAAGGAGTTACTAAATGGATCCCGATCAAATTGAATTGAAAAATTTATCTAAAAGTTTTGCATATCAACAGATTGCAACTGATATAGATAATTGTAATGATCGCGATATGTTAAAAAATATTGCAAAGTCTTTTGCAAAACTTTATTATAAACAGCAAGAAACAATGTCAGTAATAGGACTTCCAGATGCCATCTAAAAATATTACTTTTGACCCCGACTCTGGTGTCCCATATGGAGTAAATCTGACTATTCAAGGTGGTTCAGATTTTAATGCAAATCTAAACGTCTATACAACGTCAAACTCGGCATTTGATCTCACTGGATATACTGGATCAGCAGCAATGTCTAAAAGCGTTGCCGTTGGAGCAACACTTGGGATTACAACATCCTTCACTGTTGGTTTCACTAGTGCATATGATGGTAAAATAAAACTTTCACTTGGTTCAACATCGACTAGAAGTTTAAACGAAGGTAGATATGTATATGATGTAATTGTTGCTGCAGGAGGAACTTACTATTCTCTTGCTAATGGCAATATATATGTTTATAACCCAGTATCAGCAGCACCCTAAATACACTTAGGAAACTTGTGGAATAAATGGCGCAACCAGCAAGTAGAGCAGATTTAATTAACTATTGCAAGAGACAACTGGGAGCACCAGTACTAGAAATCAATGTTGCCGATGAGCAAATAGATGATCTAGTTGATGATGCCCTTCAGTTATTTCATGAGAGACACTTTGATGGTGTAGTTCAAACATACTTAAAATATAAAATAACACAGGAAGATATAGATAGAGGCAGAGCAAGGGGAGGTAGTAGTACTGCAGGAATTGTAACTACAACCGCAAGTTCTGATATTGATGGAGCTAGTGTAACATTTTCATATGAAGAAAATAGTAATTACATTCAAGTTCCGCCAGCAGTAATTGGCATTAATAAAGTTTTTAGATTTGATAATAGTACAATATCTGGAGGAATGTTTAGTCTAAAGTATCAGTTATTTTTAAATGACTTATATTTTTTCAATTCATTAGAAATGTTGTCATATGCAATGACAAAAACATATCTTTCGGATATTGATTTTCTATTAAATACAGAGAAACAAATACGATTTAATCAGAGACAAGATAGATTGTATTTGGATATTGATTGGGGTAATGTACAAAAAGACGAATATATTATACTTGATTGTTGGAGACTTTTAGATCCAAATGATTTTGCAAGAGTTTATAATGATTCATTTTTAAAAAGATATCTTACTGCTTTAATAAAAAGACAGTGGGGTCAAAACTTAATTAAGTTCCAAGGAGTAAAACTTCCAGGTGGAATTGAACTGAATGGCAGACAGATTTATGATGATGCAGAAAGAGAGTTAGATAAGATAAAGGAGCAGATGTCCAATACTTATGAATTGCCACCTTTAGATATGATAGGATAAGATTATGCTTAATCCATATTTTACACAAGGTACTACTGGTGAGCAAAATCTTGTTCAAGATTTAATCAATGAACAGTTGAGAACATATGGAGTGGATATATTTTATCTACCCAGAAAATATTTAACAGAAAATACCGTCATTAGAGAAGTAGTTCAATCTAAATTTGATATTGCGCTTCCTTTAGAGGCATATATCGATAACTACGACCAATATTCTGGTGCGGGTAATATACTATCTAAGTTTGGCATTCAATCTCAAGATGAGGTGAGATTGATTATTTCAAGAGAACGATTTGAAAACTATATAACTCCTTTAATTCAAGATCAATCAAACGTAAAACTTTCAACTAGACCCAAAGGAGGAGACCTTATTTGGTTTCCTCTTGATGATAGAATTTATGAAATTAAAGATGTAGAATATGCTAAACCATATTATCAGTTGCAAAACCTCTATGTTTATGAGTTGTATTGTGAACTCTTTAGGCTTCAGGATGAAGTTATTGCGACTGGTATTGAGGATGTTGATAATAATTTAATTGGTGAAAATTATGATGGTCTAACTGATGATGGTATTAATACTATTCAAGGACCAACTCAAACACTTACTCTTGTAGGTGCTGCTTCCAGTGCTACAGCAACAGCAGCAATATTTAATGGTGGTGTAAGATTCTTCACTGTTACCAATAGAGGTGGTGGTTATAGTAGCATTCCTACAGTTGGCGTATCTTCTGCTCCAGTAGGGGGAACAACTGCTGTAGGTATTGCTACCATGATTGGTGGGATTAATGTATGTAATTTGAATGTTAATCCTAAAGATAGGTCTGTTCAGGCAGTTAACGTCGTTAATTCAGGTGCAGGTTACACCATAGCACCATCTGTATCTTTTAGTGGCGGTGGAACTAACGGTGTTGGTGCGGCTGCAACGACAACTATCGGTGACGGTGTTGTTGGTATTATTACAGTTACTTCTGGTGGTGGAGGATACACCCAGAATCCAGTGATTACATTTACTGGGATATCCACAGTATCTGCTGCTGCCACAGCAATCGTTAGTGCTGCTGGAACTATTTCCGCAGTTCACATCACTAATGCAGGTCTTGCGTACACTGTCGCTCCAACAATAACTATTTCTTCTCCTGGTACTGGAGGATCTGGAACTTTCTCCTTCAATGAAATTGTTACTGGATCGGTTAGTGGAACAACAGGTAGGGTCAGGGTTTGGAATGCGACAACTAACAATCTTGAACTTGGAGTTGTTGATGGAGAGTTTTCTATTGGAGAAAATATCGTTGGTTCTACATCAGGAGCTTCTTATGAACTTAGAGTTGTTGATGTTCAACCTGTTGATGATGGATTTGCCGATAATATCAACATTGAAACTGAGGCAGATTCTATATTAGATTTCTCAGAACAGAATCCCTTCGGTATTCCCTAAATAAAAACACACAATAGTGTCAAGATTTGTAGGATTAAACTATGTTTGAATATTTTTACAACGAAATATTGAGAAGAACTATCATATCTTTTGGTACACTTTTTAACGATATTTCAATTAAGAAGTCTGATTCTGATGATGATGTTTTTAGTGTTATCAAGGTTCCTCTTGCATACGGTCCTACTCAAAAATTTCTTGCAAGATTAGAGCAGTCTCCAGATTTAAATAAACCCTTTGCTATTACACTGCCAAGGATGTCGTTTGAATTTACTGGATTAACATATGATCCTGCTAGAAAAGTAACAACCACTCAGACCTTTAAGGTAAAGGATCCTAATGATGGGTCTGAAACAAAAAAATCTTATATGCCAGTTCCCTACAACATGGCATTTGAGTTAAGCATCATGACTAAACTAAATGATGATGCCCTTCAAATTGTAGAACAGATTCTCCCATATTTCCAACCAGCATATAATTTATCTGTAGAATTAGTAGAAGCATTACAAGAGAAAAGAGATATTCCTGTAGTATTAGAAAATATTACAATGTCTGACGAATATGAAGGAGACTTTAGTTCTAGAAGAGTTCTTCTTTATACTTTAAGATTTACTGCAAAAACTTATATGTTTGGACCTTCTACCAAGGTTTCCAAAGATATTATCAAAAAAGCAACTGTCAGTTATCTTACTGGTTCAGATTCCTCAAGTGCATCTAGAGAATATACTTACTCTGTTACACCAAGAGCAATCAAAAATTATACAGGAGATATTGAAACCACTCTTGCCGGAGATGTTACTGCTAAATCAGTTTATATTGAAGTTGCTGATGCCAGTGGACTTACCGCCAATACTTATATTAATATTGGTACTGAGGAACTTTACATCAAATCCATTAGTGGCAATAAATTAACAGTTAGACGCGGAGAAGATAATACGACAGCAGCAATTCATGTCAATGGCGCAGACGTTAAGAAAATCACTCCTGCGGATAATGCATTAGTTGAATCTGGAGACGACTTTGGATTTGATGGTGCATTCTGATGGTTATGACAAAAAACTTTAACAAACTCAATGAGACTTTTGACACTTCGGACTCGGGTGATATTGTTCAACCAGAAGTAATCAAAGATAAAATTGAAAAAGTAAGAGAAGGTGTAGATGATATCAAAAAAGATTATGAATACACTAGAGGTAATCTTTACTCTATAATCGAGAAAGGTCAAGAAGCATTAAACGGCGTTCTTGAACTTGCACAAGAAAGTGAAATGCCAAGGGCATATGAAGTTGCGGGTCAGTTAATTAAAAACGTTGCTGATGCTACGGATAAACTATTAGATCTTCAAAAGAAACTTAAAGACGTAGAAGCAGAGGATAAGATCAAAGGACCATCAACCGTTAACAACGCTCTGTTCGTTGGGTCTACTGCAGACTTGGCAAAAATGTTAAAAGATGGACTTAATGAGGATCCTAAATAAATTGGAAGGGAGAGAAATCCCGAAGTATTAATGTACTAATAAAATGTCAAAGGATTTACCCTCATATGAGGATTTTGATGGAGATGAAAGTCTCCCATCAATAGAAGATTATATTACAGAAGATAACGCAGAGGAACTCCCTTCTGTAGAAGATTATATCGAGATAGAAGAAGAAACGCAAACTATTGAGGATGCTGACGGGAATGCGTTTGCAGAAGTAAAGGATATTATCCCACCATTTCCCGAATTAATTCGTCTGATTAATGATGTTAGAAAAGACATCCCAGACATTCCAGAAGTCAAATATTATGATAGAGAACTTGAAGATCTTGCGGAACAGATTTCTCAACTTCCAGAAGTCAAATATTATGATAGAGAAGTAGAAGCAATATGTAGTCAGATTGATCTGGTAAGAGAACAGATTAAAGATCTTCCAGAAGTCAAATATTATGATGAACAGGTAAACTCCATTGAAGACAGAATTGATAGTCTTCAAACAGATGTAGTTAATTTACCAGAAGTAAAATATTATGATGCGGAGATTGAGGCAATTTGTGGGGCTATTGATGAGGTAAAAGCATCGATTCCAAAATTCCCTAAATGGGTCAATGAAATAAATGAAGTCCCAGACTTCTCTTGGATTGGCAAAACTTTCAGTGTCATCGATGATGACTTTGTAAAAGTTAGTGATAAAATTGAGGGGTTAAGAGGAAAGATTGAATATGATATAGAACAACTTTCTGAAGACGTAGAAGCAAAATATTTTAACAATACTACTAAGATTAACTCAGATATTATTAATCTTGACGGAAAAGTAAATGAACGTATTAACGAAGAGAAAGATAAGATTTGGAAGGAATTGAGATCTTCATCACTAAAAATATGGGAATACCATAAAGAATTTAAAGATGATGATCGCAAACTAAAGAAACAAATTATTGGAGAATACAATCAACTCAAGAAAAACCTTGACAAAGAACTAAAGGAAATTAACTACACCAGTGTAAAAACTGATGAGTTACTTCTCAAGTATTTTACTGAGTTAAAGGAAGAAATCTCTGAACTTCCAGAAGTTAAGTATTATGATAAAGATATTGATTATGTAAAGTCTGACATCAAAGGTCTTTATAAAATTATTGAGGACATAAAGTCTTCTCAAAATAAACT